TTTTGTAGATTCACCAAATAACCTATAGTTTTTTATATTTAAAAAGTTAGGGTCTAAACTGTTTAGTTTTAAACTTCTTGCAACATACCATGTGCCTGCTGATGCTTTGAATACAGCATCTTTTGTATAGAAAATTTCAAATTCAGAGTTATATAAAATTTTGAAAAGAAACTTGTAAGAAGATATTGTTCCTTTTGATTGATATAATTGTCTCGCAACTTTGATTGCCTGTTCTTTACTAAGTAGAACATCATTTGGAAAATATGGCAAAAATTCATTGACAAAATAATCAATGAACTCATTTGTTGTGGTATCAATATCTTTATATGACAACAAGTTTTTGGATCTTTCCAAAACCTGGTCATTTTCTTCCATCCATTCATAGTAAGCTTGAAGGAATAAATTAAAATTAGCATACTCAGGATTATCCCGAATGAATTCGGGAAGTTGAGATGGAATTAATAGAGATGTTTTTTGATTTTCTGATATCATGTTGTTTTGGCAATGACATTGACAAGGATTGCACCAGGATCAAATTCATCTACTGTAATAATTCTATTGTACGATGAAGAAATGATTGTGGTTTCTGGCTGAGCTGAAACTGTTAGTTGTCCTAAATCATTATCAATGTCCAAAAGTCTTATCGAATTCAAAGTAACTACACCTAAATTATAATCAATCGTTCCAACATTAGTATTTAATATTGTTTTTACTTGTTGTGTATTGTTATAATAAGTTCTCAATGTACCGTATCTACCTTGTAGTGCAACAACAGCCGCACCCAATGTACCTGTTGTATCACCAGATGCATTTGTAATTGTTGCGATGGCACTTGTGTAATTATTACCAGCATTCGTTACATTGATTGCAGAGATAACACCTTTTGCATTAATAACAGCTTGAGCAGTCGCACCCGAACCATCACCTAAAATGGTTACAGTTGGTGCTTTCTGATATCCAAAACCTGGATTAATAACAGAAATAGATTCAACACCACCAGAAGAAGATGGTACTTCTTCAATGTAAACACCTTTGACAATTTGACCACTTGTGTTATAAACCGTAACTGATGGAGAACTATTGACACCACTTTGGAACATACCTTTTTTCAAGTGTGCGCCATAATATAGTTTATATGTGCCTGCAACACCTAATTGTGGGTAAATCTTTTTCTGTAATTGAATAGAAATTTCATTCGTAATGATAGACTGTTCAGTTGCATTAATTTGATTTGAAAACTCTGACAACATCAATGTAGAATTGAAAGTATTCAGAGAAGATTTTGCATAATTTTTGACAGAATTTTTTACCAAGTTTTCAATCTGTGATGCAGTTGAACTTGTTTTCTTTGGATCGTAATATACATTTACGTTAAATTGTATATAAGTATAATCTGGATCGACAATAGTTGGTTGTACAGTCATCACTGAAATTGGATTGATAACATCTGCAATCAGTTTTTGTTTCTGTGTTGGTGTTAGTGTGTAACTACCGGCAGGTTTTAATGCAATAAACACTTGACCATAAACAGGCGGATCGTTTTCTTGGCCACCCCATACCGATACGGCATCAAAAGAATAACCTAAATTGTTTTGTTGAATCGCTGTTATGTAATCTTCTTTTGTGACTGCACGATTTTGAGCCGCATAAGATTTTGGTGCCTGAAACTTAATTGATGATAGTGATTCTTTAGGTGCACCATTCGTTGCAGAAGATACCGACTGTGTTATTGTATTTGAATAACCACTGATTGAATCCATCAAAACAAAACTGTTTGCTTGATAAGCAGAAGTACCAGATGTTATCAGATAGGTCATCTGAACTATGTTGCCATCTTTTAATTTTTTACCTAATATATCATCACCAAAATAAATTTCATAGTAACCATTCATACCTTCTTGTAAGAAATATACAAGAGAATTGTTTTCTAGTTTCAAATAGTCTGAAGCTTGTGTGTAGATTTCATAAGAAGAATTTGAAACCGAATCTTGCACAGTTACTTGTAATGTATTTGTGTCTACATTAATGTTTGGTATTTTAAACAAATAGTTTGGATTTGTCAACGAATCGACCGTGTAGGTCATAGTTGTTGGTGTACCTTGTTTAATTGTAACGTTGTTAAAAATAGCCCGATTGTTTGTTACATTTACTGTGCTTGATGTGGTTGTTACAAATGTATAATTGATACCATCAATTGCTTCAGACATAAAATGTGTGAATTTTGGCAATGTAAGGGAACTGTCAGAAACTTGATTGACAATCAAATTGATTTCTGCACTTGGCGCAACTACAGATTTTGGTATATAATTCAATACTTTAGCTTGCGAAATAACAGAATTTCTTTGCAATGCCGAATCTAAAAACATCTCATTTGCAACCATATTAAGATAATATGCGTTATATTGAGTGTTATATGCCATAACATCTAAAAGAACATTCAGTGCCGCACCGTCATAATTATAGTCTTTTAGTGTGTCTTGTGATTGTAAATATGTCTTAAAATTGGATTTTATTGTATTGAAATCCAATTCTGTCAATTGAATATTTGAATTAGCACCAGCCATTTTATCTGTTTCTCTCTAAAAGAAGTATTACTGTTGTTGGAAGTGTTGCATTTTCTAGATAAAAAGACAAAGAAACACTATAAGAGTTGATATCTGGTCTAGGAGTAATCAATACATCCTTAACTTTTGCTCTAGGTTCATGTTGAGAAATCATTTCAATAATTTCTGTTTTTAACATTGAAACTGTGGTTGAAGAAATTGGTTCAAACAATATAGTTTCAATACCAGAACCTAAATCTGGATTCCAAAGTCTTTCATAGTGTTTAGTTGACAACAAATTCCTTATGGACCTTGTGACAGCCTGTGCATCATAACTAAGTGCAACATCATTCGTCACCGGTTTTCTGGTGAACGTAAAGTCTATGTCTGAGTATATTTTAGTTAAGTTTGCCATTCTTTATTTATCGCAGGAGTAAAACGCTTTTTTGGACTTTTGGAGCTGTCGGAGAAAATTCTTGGGCCGGAACGCAAAATTTCGAATTTTCCATTTTAAGGTTCCAACCTTTGCTTAATCTTATCTGAGCCAATATAGTTCATAACTAAATCTGTTTCTGTCTGACCCATTCCAGTAAATTGACGAACAACGTTGAAATCATCCAAAACAGCTCTTGAATTTAGAAAAAATGCATTATCTTGTGCTCGGTAATTTACCATAGTAGAATTTAGTGTTGAAACCACATTATACATTTCTTGTACTTGAGGTAATGTTAAGCTTGTTTGTTTTTCTGGTGGTGATCCAACAAGAGTAATACTATTATTCAATGTCGTAATCCAACCATCCAATGTTATTTTTTGTTGTGTTAATGTATCATTGGTATATAAAGCTGTAAAATTTCCCATTATAGGTGAATTGTTTTTAATTCCATCTGATTGACTGACGATATAAACCATCGTTTTACCAATGCCCATAGCTGTTTGATAATGAACTTCATTTGTATTTGTGTCAGGACCAACAGTGTTTGATATTCTGTTTGTATGATATAAAAATCCTGGACAAGTAGTTGTAACAATTGTATTTGCAACAATTGATGTGTTTGACAACACGCTTGTAATATTAGGTGTAGTTCCAGACACTCCAATGATTGAATTCATTAACTGATGTGAACTTGAAGTGATATATGATATTATGTTAGCTACAGGATTTGAAAAATAACCTGAAGTATTAGAAGTTGCAACATCTTGAATTTGCCATGGTGTTAGAAGTGGTGGCAAAAAACTTAACTGTACTTGAACATTTGCTGATAAATCTTCAGATGTGGATTGTGTTAAAGGATCAGCAGAATTAAATCCTAATCTTGCGTATATACTACTCATTTTACTTTCACTTCTTGTGTTGTTGGTGGTGATGTTGGTCCAAATGGTGCAATATGTATGTGAAAGTTTCGTATAGTTTCATTTACAGTATCGCCTGCAAGTATAGCACCCATAACACCAAAATTGGCCATTGGCGAAGACATACTAACAAGTGAATTAATTGGGCCTGAACAATTTATCTGCAAAGGTACTGCTACAGGTATGCCAACTGCAACTCCACCAGTTAAAGTTACATAACCTAAAGAACCGGCACTCATACCTGTTCCAGCATCAACTCTTGTTACAGAAGTGACTTTATCTGCCTTCATTTCACCAGTGACACTTAAATCACCATTGATACGAACATGGTCTGGCACAGATACTGTTAATTTTCCTGCAACTGATGAACCAGCAAATACACGCATATCACCTAAAGAAGATATAGTACTAATACCATTCACTGTTTGTGTATAATTGCCTTTTACGTGTTGTTCATAATTACCATCAATTTCTTCAATCTTATCACCTTTAACATTAAAGTATGCATCACCATAAACGGTAATATTTAACTTTTTGGCAAGATTACCGTCATCCACACCAATCGCAATGTTGTGGTCACCCAAGGTAATTGTGTAACCGTCACCAATGATTTTATGCACCTCATCACCATTAGGATGCATCTCCAAGAACGTTCCTTTACCATGTTGCAGTCTGACACGTTCACGTGTAGGAGTGTCGTCCAATTCTAATGAATGTCCACCTTTAGTTTGTGTAACATTATTGTAAGGATATACTGGTTGGTAATTTGTATTGGCTGCCGACTCTGGTTCTGTCCATGCGGTAACAAAATCTGGTTTAGTTGTCATAATTATGGTGATTGAGCTAATTGAAATTGATAATAAGTGGTATTAGCAACAACACTACTTGCACTTGGTGTAGATTCTTTTATATAGTTTGCAATTATAATTAAATGTTCCGGATCAGTTGTATTAAAACCTAACGTTGTTGAAACATTTGATGGAATGGATGATTGTTGTACTTGCAAAGAATCTAATAATAATTTATTTGCAAAATTAAATTCATTTGCAATAGTTTGTGTTTGTTCTTTAGTTAAATTTGAAATTTGGTCAGGAATTGAACCTATACTTGTAGCGACTTGTTTAATTGAGGTGGTAAAATTCTTAACACAATCTGCAAGTAAAGATTTTAATTTATCTGGTAAACTTAAAATCCAATCAACTAATTGTTTAATTTGTTGTGCCAAAAATATCCATTCTAAAACAATTTCAACTTTTTCAGCAATGAATTCAATAACTTCATTTATTTTTCTTATAATATCTTTACCTAAAGACCAGTAATATGATAATTGGCCACTAGGATCAAAACCTAATGCTTTAATAATTGCATCTAAAGCTTGTCTAAATGCTTGAATACCATCTTGAACCAAACTTCTTAATCTATTAGCAGCTTTTAATTTTGCACTTCTAATTGCTTTTTGTAATGCAGTAACAGGATTGACTAATCCTAAAGTAAAATCACCTTGTATATTAAAAATGAATTTGAAGTCACAAACGTGTGCCAAATTATTGTTTAACAAATCAATTGATGAACCAGGCATATAACCTCTGGCCAATTGTGGTGTTGTTTGAACTTGCGGTGTATTAAGTAGTTTACCAAAAGGTGAATTTGGTGGTAATGTTTCCACAACCTTTAGGTTAAAAATCTCACTTCCACCTAAATTAACTGATGTTTGTTGTGATGTTGTTGCCATTTATATTCCTCAAATGTATTGTGTTGGTGGTGCTGTATAACCAGGCAGTACACCCATCATAACAGGAAATTGACCAGCCATACCATCAAAAAAGAATCCAACAACCCAATCACCTAATTCTGGTGAAGAAAATGTTCTCGAATTATTTAGTGGCAGTAGTGGTGTTGCCCAAGGTAAGTCCTCAATCGGCATTTCTAATTTGGTTTTTTCTGAACCATCTGTGTGCCATCCAAATATACGAACTTGACAACGGCCTAATCCAAGAGGATCCATACGATTCTCTACAACACCAACCCACCAAATAAAACCATCTTTACCTAAGAAATTTTGCATTATAATCTCACATTAATGGATTGTTATAAAATGTTGAATATGCTGTAGTTGTACTTTCTTTAGCAATTTCTACAACTGTTTGATAACCACCTTCAGATTTGATGATGTGTCGAACTGCGGTTACCAAATATTTACCAGAATAGAATTTATCTGCCTGTCTATCTTTACCGCCAGCCAATGACAACATCTGAAAATCAATGACTTTACCTGCTGTCAACAATGGATCGCCAGGAATTTTAAACTTAATAATTGTGTAATTTGCAAGTGCAATTTGTGCTGTTCTATTCGGAACAAATGTTTCTAAGAAAATATCTTGTGCAATTGTATCACTTGCAATAAAATCTTTTTTCTTTTGTTCTGAATTACTTATCGCCAATTTCAATTTACCTTTATAAGCTTGATTTTGTGTTTCACCCAATCTATTTTTGATGGGAGTTAGAACACCATTTCCATTCAAACTTTCGCCTCTATATTTACTGTAATCAAAATCTGTTATCTTTTGAGTTCTTGTCAACGGGTCTAAAGATATCAATCTATTGGCAAATGTGCCAGAATCAATATCTTCTAAAGCATTAAAAGATTTAATAAATTCAAAATCTAAAACAGAAGTTACTTTTTCGTTATAATTTTCTGTATTTAAGTTTTGTTGTTGATATTTGTATGTTTTGTAAACTGGTTGTTGGTACATTGTACTTAACGACATAAAATTAAAAGCATCTTTTGTTTCAAAAAACAACATATCTGCACCAACAAGTTCATTTGATTTTGGTCTAGCATAAATTGACAACCAACTTATTGCTTCCAACGGTTTTAATGTTGGTATATTAAAATCATATGTGCCTGTTGTTTCTTGTATATTGATTTGTTTGGTAACTTTTAATTTTTCAGTCAATATGTTTGTAATAATATCAGATATTGGTGCAGAATATGATTTTGTTATTTTTGTTTGTTCTGATAATAATAATTCTTCTGAACAAAAATATAACTTAATATATTCACTGTTCAAGTTACCTACTGGTTTTCTACTAGGAATTGAATACAGTCTGAATGTTTGTGATTTTCTTGGACCATCTCTACTTTTATCAAAATCAATAACAATACTTTCTTTACCAGTCAGTTGTAAATTTTCAATTAGTCCAGAAGCATCTCTGAGTGTGACATAACCAGAGATAACAAAGGTGTAGATATCTTCAAAATAAGATAAATCTGTCATCAAACCTTTGATTGTGTAAATCTTACCATCTGTTGTTACGATTGATAAATCATCAATGCTTGCATCTTGTGGATAATAATTTACACCAGCAGGTGTTTCAATAATATCAGCCATCTTATATTTCCATCAATTTCTTAAATTCTTTTTCAACCTGTTGCACATAACTACTGTTCAACAATTTAATGTTTCTTTTTGATTCATTTAAATTCAATTCATAGGTATAATTATCAACAATGTTTTTGGTAATATTGACTGTTACACTACCTGATGATAAGGTGTAGGTTTCTGTAGACTCAACCAAATTATTATATGTTTCTTCGTCTATGATAATATTTTCTGTTGTTAAAGTACGACTGATATTATCAGTTTTCTTTACAATTTTTTCATAATGATGTACAGCATACAAATTTGATGGATATTTGTTTGTCAAATATTGATTGAATACTGAACTTTCCATTGGCCAGTCCCATTGTGGATCCAACAATTGATTTGAAAACAAAACAACCCAAAATCTACTCATATTTTTGTAATATTTGTGAGCAATGATTTCTGGTGTATCATTTTCTTGTATGTCATAACTATAAAACAACAATGGGTTTGTCAACAAACTGCTAACAATACTAGACCTTGCCAAAAGATTAGTGAAAACCTTTGATGTATTATTTTGTGTAATTATTACTTTAGGTAATGTTTGGAAATAATCCATTTTAATAACCGTCTCTTTCGATTGCAACTTTGTCAACCAATTCTATTTCTCTGAATTGTAGTGTCATTGTTGTTTGTACCGGTGCACCATCTTCATGTGCCGACCAACCGTTTGGTGCATAATTAACATCTACTGATTCTAAAACACTTCGTTTCAATTTGTTGATGTTTGTATTCTGTTGTCCTTGATACATGAATTTAACATCAAAGAGTGATGGTGGATTGAAGAAGAAACCTGCCAAACTCGTCACAATTTCTGGCGCAGCGTTTTGTCTGAACGTTTTAATAATATTCTGAACTGCATCTGCTTCGGCACGTGAATATGGTGTGAAAGTAAATGCCATATTATATGTTCTAAAATCAATACCTTCAAACATTAATTGTTGTTGTGGGTTAAATACATAACCTGCATAATTTAATGCCAATCGTAAGGCTGCATTACCGCCTTTGTCAATTGTAGATGTGATAGCTCTTGATATACCACCAATACCTGGTAAAGAACCTGCTGCATCTGCCAATGATAATGAATCATATTGTGCGCCATAGTGAAATTCTAGTGTTTCAGGCATATACAATGTGATTGTATCACTTTTTCGTGATTGTACTCTAGTGCCAACTGGACCTATTTGTTTTATTAATGTTCCATTTGTTAAATTGTTAATACCATCTGTGACTTGTGCTTGAAGTTTATTTGCAGCATCTTGTGGATTTGTTACAACATCCACGACTGCTGTTTTAACAGCTGAAAGACCTGTGGTGACTTGGTCTCCAATATTACTAATTGTTGATTTAAATTCTTGTAGTGTGACTGCATTTGTTTGAAAAATTTCAAATTGAACAGAATGTCCTTTTGCATTTGAATCTAAATCTCTTGGATATTGCCAAATGTTTTTTCTGTATGGGTCTCTATAAAGTGTATACAATGGACCTTTACTATCTTGGCTGTTTATATCCACAGATGGTCGAGTAGATTCATTTGCTGGCACAAATTGTGGATTTTCAAGAGTTACAACACCCATTTATGTTCCTTAGTAGAAAAACTGTTATATATATTATTTATGGCATATTCCGGACGTTTCAAACCAACAAATCCTCAAAAATATGTTGGGGACTATAAAAACATTGTATATCGCTCATCATGGGAATGTCGAGTGATGAATTGGCTCGACAAAAATCCAAATATTGTTTCTTGGGCTTCAGAAGAAGTAATCATACCGTATGTATCACCTGTCGATGGCCGAGTTCATCGTTATTTTCCTGATTTTGTAGTAAAAGTAAAAGACAAAGATGGTAAATTGAGAACATTAATGTTGGAAGTAAAGCCAAAAAAACAAACTCAACAACCTACACCACAAAGACGAGTAACAAAAAGATATATCACAGAAGTCACCACATGGGGTGTCAATCAAGCAAAATGGAAAGCCGCAACAGAGTATTGTTTAGATAGAAATTGGGAATTCAAACTGATTACAGAAGACCATCTAGGTCTATAACTAAATAAAGCATGGCTATCAAACCCTCTATCCTTACTACATTAACCGAACAAAAATCTGCACTTGAGTTGCAGACGATGAGTCGTGAATCTGTCGTTTGGTTGGCCAAAAAAGTTGCAGAACTCAGAAATCCTGGTCGACTTGTTGTTCCAATCACAAAAGAAAAAGGTCGTTTTACAAGACCAACTAACCGTCAAAAGTTTTTAATGGGTGGTTTATATTTCTTTGTATATGATCCAAAAACAAAAGATGCATTGGATTATTATGATAGATTTCCACTTGTAATGCCACTTCAAAGACATGAAGATGGTTTTTTAGGTCTTAATTTGCATTACTTACCTGTGAAGTATAGAATTATATTTATGCGAAAATTGATGCCACTTGCAATTTACAATGATGAAGATGAAATCAAACGCATACGCATAACATATCAAATATTAGAGGCTTCCAAACGATATAAAGAATTTAAACCATGCATCAAAAGATATTTGTATCCACATATAAAGTCTAGGATACTTGCCGTTGAACCACAAGAATGGGATACTGCATTGTATTTGCCTGTTCAGCAATTCAAAAAGGCACCAGTGAATAAAGTTTGGAAAGAATCTTTGGAAGAAATAAGGAACTCATAATGCCAAGAAGCATACAAAATTTCAAGTCAACATTTCAAACAGAAATCGCAAGACCAAATAGGTTTGATGTTTATATCATTCCACCACCTGGTTTGAATACAATTGACTTTTCACCAACACGTTTAACATATCGTTGTGAAAATGCACAACTTCCAGGTAGAACGTTTGATACATTAGACCAAAGAACATATGGTCCAATTGAAAAACATCCTTATCTAACAACATACACTGACTTGGACCTTACATTTATTGTTGATGGTGATATGAATGAAAAATACTTTTTCGATTCATGGTTGGAATATATCAACCCACATTCAACTAATAACTACGGTTACAAAGAAGATTATACTACAGAATTAATTATCAATCAATATGATTTATCAAATTATATGACATACTCTGTACGTATCATTGATGCATATCCACTATCTGTGAATCAATTAGATTTGGACTGGAGTTCTGATGGTTATCATAAATTATCTGTGACATTTGCCTATACAAGATGGGAACAAAACTGATTTTAATATAAGGAGTTATTATGGCTTTACCAAAAATTGATGTGCCAACATATGAAATTGAATTACCGGTTTCAAAGAAAAGAATTAAATATCGTCCGTTTCTAGTTAAAGAACAAAGAAACTTATTAATGGCCATGGAATCAGAAGATTCTGGTGCTGTGCATAATGCCATTAGTGACATTTTGAATAATTGTACGTTGACAGAGAATGTTGATATTGGTAAGTTACCAATTGTTGATATTGAATATTACTTTATCAATCTCAGAGCCAAATCTGTTGGTGAGGTTGTTGAATCTAAGTATCGTTGCAATAATGAAGTCAACGGTAAAGATTGTGGTAATATGATGGAATCTGAATTGAATCTGACAGATATCAAAGTTGAAATGAATCAAAACATTTCACCTGACATTCAATTGACTGATAAACTTTCAATTAGAATGAAATATCCAGAATTCAATATTGTTAAAGATTCTATCAATATACAAGATGAAACAGAGATTACATTCAATATGTTGGCTCGCAGTATAGAATACATTTATGATGGTGAACAGTTCTATTATGCACATGAAACACCAATTGAAGAAATGGTTGAGTTTGTTGAGAATTTGAATCAACATCAATTTGAGAAAATTGAAACATTCTTTAATAATTTACCAAAATTAAAAGAGAAAATTGAAATGACTTGTACCAAGTGTGGTTTCCACCATGTCATCAATGTGGAGGGTCTTGAAAGTTTTTTCGGATAACCTTTCGCCATGACAACCTGAGAAATCATTACAAGACGAATTTCTCATTGATGCAACACCATAAGTATAGTTTGTTTGAATTAGACAATATGATGCCATGGGAAAGGGACATATACGTTGCAATGTTGATACAATATATTGAGGAAGAAAACCAAAAGATAAAAGAACGAATGAGAAAGTAAAATGGCCACACCATCAGAAGAAACTAAATCTACAGCCGGTAAGATGACCTTAGGTGGTATTGGTAAGTCATTGATGCGTGGTGTTGAAGGTATTGGTCGTGTAGTTTCTAAACCATTTTCTAAGAAAACTCCCGATTTGGTTTTGAAAAAAGAAGATCCAGCTGAAGTGTTGGGTGAAATCTATAAAATGTTGAAACTTATGGATGAGGATAAAAAACTCAACCATGAAATGGCTAACAGTCATTTGGAAGCTGAAGAACTTAAAAAAGAACAAAGAAATAAAGAAATAATCAAAGCACTTACTGGAAAAAAACCAAAAGGTGAAATGCGCCAAGTGTACCGTGATGAAAAAGGTAGATTCACAAAAGAACCTGGTAAAAAAGAAGTTGCACCAGAAGCACCTGCACCAAAAACAACTGCTGCTGAAAAACCACCAACTCCAAAACCAGCAGAACAACCAAAAGTTCCAGAAAAAGTTTCGGCACCTGAGAAACCACCTGCTGTTGAGAAAGTTCCAAGAACACCACCTAAAAAACCAGCACCAGTCAAACAACCAAAGGTTACAACACCTGCACCTCAAGCACCTGTTGCACCAGCAGTTACAAAACCACCAATATTACCATCAGTAGGTACTGTAGTTGTCGGCGCAGCTGCAATTGGTCTATCTGAAGCAGCACTTGCAAAGATTAAAGAAAAAGAAAAGTATTCTGAAAAAGCATACTTTGATCCACACAGAACTACTCCATTTTATTCTGTTGGTTATGGTCATCAGATAACGCAAGAAGAAGTCAAATCGGGTTTTATTTTAATTGGTGATAAAAAGGTTCCTGTTCGTGGTGATAAAGGTAAAGATACAACTTTAACTAAACAAGAAGCTGATGAATTGGTAAAACAAGATTACCAGAAATATGAGAAATATGCTAAAACTCTACCAAATTTTGATAAATTAAACCAAAAAGCACAAATGGCTTTAATTGATATGACATATAATATGGGTGTTGGTTGGGCAAAACCTTTTATAAGATTAAGAAAAGGTTTAGAAACTTTAGATATGAATCTTGTTTCTGAAAGTGTTTTAGATTCTAAGTATGCAAAGGATGTGAAGCAACGTGCTGTTGAAAATGCAGCTGCTTTGAAAGGTGGTTTGGAAGGTGTGCCTAAACAACAAAACATACCAGTTGAAAAACAAACAGGCAATCAAATAGATGCATCTTCAATTCAGAATAAAGATTTGAAAAAAGAATTGAACCCAATGCAATCGTCATCTACCAACACAACAATAATTAACAATCAACCTGCTACGACTTCTCCAACACCAATGAAAGAAGATGATAGAAGTCCAATGAACAAGAAGGCTAAACAATAATGGATAACAAATTAAATTATCAACAAGCCAGAGCAATTAGAAAACAATCACTCAGAGATGTTATTGCTGATGAATTAATTCGTGGTGATAGTGTTGGCCAAGCATTGAAAGGTGCAGTTGGTTTAAAATTCCAGGCAAAGATGAAAGGCATCAAAGAGAAATTTGATCCTCTAAACATTGTAAAATTCTTAACATTTGGTTCTCGTCTTGGTCCTGCTTTATATGGCAGATTATTTGGTCGTTCCAGAAAAGATATCGAATATTTTACTGGTCGTGCTAAGGCTGTTGGTCAAAGAAAGAAAAATATTGCTGGATTGCCAACCACTGGTGGAGAAGATACAAGTGGTATGAGTGTTGTATTGAATCAGATATTAACCTTCTTAAAGAAAAGTCATGAAGATGATATGGTTCTACGTGAAAAAGAAAACAACTTAAGAGAAGGCCAAAAATTAGCTGATGATAGACGCCATACACAATTATTAAAAGCACTTGGTGTAGAAAAACCAAGCGGATCAGTGGTCAAAGTAAAAGAAAAAGGTGGTGGTTTCTTAGATGGTATTATGGATTTCATTAAAAACATAGTAAAGGGTTTGCAAGACCAAATTACTGGTTTTATTGAAGATTTGAAAACACTTAAAAATCTATTCAAAGGTATTGAATGGGTCAGTGGTTTAAAATCACTATTGAGATTTGCCGGTCCTGCTGGTTTGGCTGTGTTGGCCGCAGCATTGATATATGAAGGACATTTATCAATAGAAGAAGACAAAGCCAAAAAATTAGAATTGGCTAGTAAAGGTGATGTTGAGGGCCTGAGAAAAAGTGTTCAAGGCACCATGTCAGATGAAGAAGCAATGGCAACTGGTGGTGATACAGATGCTGGTGTTAAAGACTATTTGCAAAAAGCTGCAGCGGCAGGTTCACCACAAGCCAAAGAAGCATTGAATAAAATAAATCAGCAAGAAGAAGGTAGAAGACCTAAGACTGAAAAAAGATTCCTTGATGAATACATGAATTCAAAGAAATTCTATGATATGTCTGGTAATAAAAATTATAAGAATATGTTGACTGGTGAAAGACCAGATAAAGCAACATATGATGCTGCACAAGCATATGCAGACGCCAAAATGAAAGAGAATGGTTTATTAAAAGGTGGCAATCAAGTACCAGGTCAAAGAAATGCAACCAATGATACCAGAAGATTAGACCAAGGTGGTTCCAGAAATGAAAGTATGGATGCCAGAAAATTTGATTTACCAGAACCAGTAATTGAAACACCAAAGACTGACCAATTGAATAATGTAATAAAAGAAAACACTTCATTGAATTTGCCAGATAACAGAGTTGAGACTGCCGTGAATGATGCCTCAAACAACAAAATTATCAACAACAAAGCAAAAGGTGAGTTTAAAAAGTATCCTATACCACCAGTTAGGAACTTGGAGGAGTCATTCCAACGAATGATAATGAACTCTACTAGACTTGTTTAAGCAATAAAAAACCCCGCACTAGGCGGGGTCTAAACTAAGTTCTGAGAAAGGAGCTTTAGTTTATTCTTCGGCTAACTTCGCAAAGTATGCCATATCATCATCATCTTCACCTGCAATATCAGGTTCTGCAACTGGTTTCTTAGGTGCAGCCTTCAATTGTTCGACTGTTGTTTTCGCAGCAGGAACGTCACCATTCAAGCCAAGAACCTTTTCCAAACGGTCTTTCAAAGCATCATATGATTTGAATTCTTTGTCAGCAACCAACTCAGACAAAGAGTTTTCAGACTTCCAAATCTTTTCAAGTTCCGCATCGTCTTCTGACAATGGTGATGGAGACATGAATTCAGACTTGTCATAGTTCTGATATCCAGCAACTTTAGTAATCTTCAACTTGAAGTTAGCACCTTTCCACAAATCAAATGGATTGATTGGTGTTTCATCTTCAAACTGAGGATTCATTGCCTCTGTAATCTTCTCAAAAATCTTAGCACCAAATTTGAACAATTTAACTTGTCCTTCGTTCTCTGGATGCTTAGGATCGGAAACGATATACACGTTACAGATATAGTTTAGTTTACGTTTTTGTTTACGTACAATATCTTTGTTAGCTTCAATGCCAGAGTTCCACAATTTGTTGTTGTGTTCACAAACTGGACATTGTTGGTTCTTAGTTGTCAAACAGTTGTCAATTAACCAACCACCTGGTCCCTGAAAACCATGACCAAAGATTTTAACCCAAGGCAAACCATCGTCACCATCTACTGGTGCTGCGGGTAAGAATCGGATTGTTGCCATGCCATTCCCTGCTTTGTCAACTTCTGGTCGCCAGAATTTTTCTTTGTCAGAGGCATCGCCTGATGAAGCGTTAAGAGCTTCGATTGATTTTTTCAACTTGTCCAGATTGCCTGAACCAGTTTTCAATTTAGAGAAATCTACCATAATTACCTTTCTAGTATAAACGGAATATAAAATTTAAAACGGATTGTCCACATGATGCATTATATACTTTTATTTAGGCGTTGTCAAACATAGAGTTTCAACATTGCCAAGGTGGCAGGCACATTATTATGCCAAATTGCGTGGCCACCATTTCTACGCCAATCATCAATAACACTTACAGTATCATCAATAATCAGAGATTCGGAATCTGCATATTTGTACTTTAATTGTTTACCAGGTACAAAGATACGTTCAAATTTAATATCATGTTCATTTAGCCATTGTTCTTTTTGTGGTGCAATAGCATCATGTCTTTTTTCACTTGCAGTAGATGAAAGAATTTTGGTTGGCACATCAATACCTTTTAAAAAACTAATCAAATGTTCCGCATCAGGCATCATCTCAAGTGTTGCAAATTGTTTTGATTCAATAAATTTATCAAAATTTCTGTTAAATTTGTTTGACTTATCGTCACGTGATGGCATTGTTTCAAACATTTCTTTGTATCGCTTCTCAAAGTCAGCAATCACACCATCCATATCCAAATAAATGGTCTTAATAAATTGTTTATGCATAATCTTTGATACTTTCTTTCAAAATACTTACAAATTTATTTTTATCATAATTGATGAATGGTTGGTAACTTAGACACTTCTTTTCATATTCTGGCCAGACAATCGTATCAGATATCTTTTTAGACCACATTGGAAAGAAATTCATAATGTCATTCAGTATAACCATCGTTTCAATGTTGATTGTGCCTTGCATCACCTCTTTCAGCAACAATGGATATTGTCCATCTGTAACCACCAACATTTCATTTGGTGATTGTGTTGCGTTAAGTAGACCCATTATATCTTGTTCAAACTGATATGTCAAGCTCTGGTTTCTTTTTTGCCACTTTTTGTAGTTTTCTTCACCTTCCGCATTGGCAATATCACCAATCCAGTTTACAGATTTAACCAAAAAATTGGCAACATAAAAATCTCTCAACTCATCTAATCTATAATTTCTGGATAACCGATAAAATGTATACTTATCTTTTCGCTGAGCAAAGTTGTCTCTTGAAACATTGGTTTTACCGCCATACTTAAAATAATCATAACTATCAGAGGTAAAATGTAATTTAACTGCATTGAATAAAGCATAGGCTGAAAAGCCAGACCTTTCCTCAAATGTAAAACTCATAGTGGTAGTTTGGCACTCTTTTTCATCATGTTTAAGTTTTCGGCTTCTTCTCTAATTTTGGCCTTAAGTGCAGGAGAAATCAGAGTAGAAGCCACATCAATTTCCATGCCGGTTGTTTCACAGTAGTGAACGATTGTGTCCATAATATTTACATCATTACCAGTTGTAAACTTCTTTTCAATCATCTCACTGAATTCACTAATCTCATTCTTTGTTGGCATTTCAAGTTCTCGTATAAAATAAATGGTTACCTATCTTCGCAACATACTTTAATTTCCAACCAGGATTAACTGATGTATTGTGATAGTACATTGCTTTAGTTCTATAGATTGTATCATGTAATCTTGTTTCTGTCAAGGCCTTTCTGGCGACCATTAGGGATTCTTCCCATGCATATTTATTTTTTATTTGACTAACTTTTTCACCAACCCAACTGAATTGATAGGTGTTGTTCACTTTCTGATATACTACGTCACAGATTGTGGATGGAAATTGGGAACTATTTGCACGATTGATTGTAACTTGTGCTACTGCTAATTTACCCTCATAAGGTTCCATTGCAGCTTCATAGTAGATATTTTTGGCCATGCATAGTACTTGTTTTCCTATGTCTTGTGATATGGCAGTTTCAAACGAAATTGTTTGTTGTTGTGATGATATAGGTAAGAATGCTAAAACAGAAAGTAATACTGTTGGTATGAGTTTCCTCATTGGTTCTCCTTGTGTGTGTTGAAGGGGGTAAAAACCCCCTAACCCCTCAAGCCTTAGTTCTTGTGACCTTAACGGTTTCAGGCGCAGAAATATTAGACACAAAACCGTTTAAGGTTTGGGCCTTGTTGATAATTTCTTGTTCAGAGGGGAATGCTGGGAAACCTGGATGTTCTGGTGGATTTTCACCTTTAATCTTAGCGGTTTCACATTGCATGTTCCAGTTGTTGGAAATGCGTTCACGGTTTCCATAATATTCATCTTGTAACATATCTCTTGCCATTTTTAAAAGCTCGAGACGGATTTCAAATGGTGTCATATTTGACATAGTTTTCTCCTTGTGTTGTGTGTAAGTGTATTGGTGGATTATTTAAATGGGTCCCACCGAACCCATATACTTATTTAGTCAATTAGAAACTACGTGTGTAATAAACACCAGTTGTGTTGTAATTGCTTGTACCACGCTCTTGTTTATAAGCAGCTGTAACTGTATCTTGTTTAGTTACATTCAAACCTAATGCAACTGTATGTTCACGTGTATTATAACTGTTTGCTAAATCAAATGCTTGACGGTCACGCCATCCATAACGAGCAGTCAAAGAATCACCTAATTTAACTTTTGCACCAACTTCACCAACCCAAAATGGGAAATCGCTAGTTGATTTGCTCTTTTGACCAACTGCAGCGGCAACATATGGTGTTACCATACCAAATGAGAAATCTTTACTCACTTTAATTTGTGCAAGACCTTCTTGCTTTTGTGTACCATTACCAACAGCAATGATTTCATCTTCCATGCGAACTTCTGCTGACCAACCATCTTTGAATTTTTGGCCAAGATTCAAACCATAAACATGATTAACTTGGTCAGATGATTGTTTGTCTTTTTGGTCATACGTAAGACTGCCGTAAGTACCTTCTGCTTTGACCAAACCAAATGCAGCGGTCATAATTACTGCTAGAACTGTTTTTTTCAAAATTAACTCCTTGTTGTTATAAGAATTGGTTGGTTATTCTGTTACGAGGAAACCAACCGAAACCCTAGTCAGCGTTTAGGCTGCCAATGCGAACTGTGAGTCGTTTGCGTTTACTTGATTTAGTTTTTACATCTTCTCTGATGAGTTGTCCACTTCTGTACTATTTGCCCTGTCGAAACTATGCATCCCCATCATATAAACACTATTGGTTTGCCTGCACTCGGATGATTGAGTTGGTTTTATGCAATAGTGTATATATGGTGGAGATGGGGGGATTCGCACCCCCGTCCAGAACACATTTCAAGTTGCTTCATACAACCATAAGTTCACATTATACATTAAATTATTTAGTTTGTCAAGAATTTTTTCGGTAGAATTCAATAGCAGCAACGAGACCATCAATGTGGTCTTCTGTTGATTCAATAAACAAACCAGGTGGTTCATTATCAATAGCCATGATAGTAACTAATTGGTGAATAGGTGTACCAACCAATTCTTCGTACATCAAGGCATATGCAGTTTCTTGCCAAAAGTAATCTTTGATATCATCACGTTGTTTAATTCTTTTAGATGTTTTAAAGTCAATCACAGACAACACACCATCAAACTCTGCAATACAATCAACACGACCAGCAAGACCAAGATGTTCAGACCATAAAGCTTGTTCTTGGTAATGTATGTTATCAATTTTGTCCAACAACGGAATCAAAGCCAAAAACATTTCTTTGGCATCAGGCATGATATCACCTAATTTATCGTTGTTTAGATAACGTTCACATAATGTATGTACATTAGTACCACGTGAAGATGCTTGTTTGGAGATTTTATTGGCGGCTTCTTCACCAACACGTTTACGCCAAGCCATGATTGATGCTTTCTTTTGAGCACCAATCACAGTCGTAACGGAAGGTAGTTTTGAACCGGCAGGTGTCACATAGTAACGCTTACCATCAGGAAATGTTTGTGACTTCAAGTCCGGTAGTTTTACCGGTGGACAATAATTAAACATATTTTACTTTTTTGGAATCATGTCATCAGATACAATATCTTCAACATGTTTAATGTATTCATTTTTACCATCAAAAGCAGTTAAAGCATGAATACAATATGCTACAGTATCATCTTCCAATGCGGTCATAGAGTGTTCATGGTCTTTAGAAATAAAAATCATATGTGGTGCAGTAAAGATGGTCGATTTGCCATTGGTCACAACATCCAATGAACCTTTGGCCAATAAAGTTAAATGGTCAAATTGGTGTGTATGTTGTGTCTCATGGTCACCTTTTTTAAGAAAGTGCATTTGTCGTGTCCATACATTGTGTACAACACCGATAGAAACTTCAGGATAATTCATTATAACCTCGTGATTGGTAATTTTGGTGCATTGTACATAAATCTGTGATTCATATAGTATAACACATCATCTGGTTGATTGGCAATACCAAAATTTTGCCAATCATTTTTTCTTAAACATTCTATAATTTGATTTTCAAAAATACCCATTGATATATAATGACACTTTGTCATTATTGGTTCATATTTTTGAAATGACAAAGTGTTGGAAAAATCGCACAGTTTTCTGGTTCTTCCAACCTTTAATTTAAATTCATGTTCGGTATTTTTTACAATACCAACACAGAATTCAATTCTATTCAAATCAACCTCAGAAAGCATAAGATGCATTTACACCAAACATGGTGTTACGTGCGATACCAGTTTCATAGTAACGACCATATTGTGCAGCAGTACGCAAGTTAGCAACATATACTTTGTTTTCTAGGTTATTAACACCAGCATACTCTGTAAATGTTAGTTTGTTAACTTTTTGTTTTGCAGTAACTTTCAAGTTATATATTGTGTATCCATCAGATGAAACAGAATTGTCTACTTCACCATACATTTTACTATTGTGAATTGCTTCTAAAGCAACTTTAAAGTTTTCTGGTTTGTTTTTCCAACTAAATTCAGTGAATGATGTTGTATTAGAAACACCTGGAATAGTTTTACCAGTATCATCAAATGTAGCAGTCAAATATGATATTGAAGTGTATACACCAAAGCCATAAGGAAATTTAGAATCAATACCAACTTCAACACCTTGACGAGTTGTTGAACCTAAGTTACCATAGATTTTATAACCAGGTACGTTTTGTGTGATAACAATTTCATCCTGTGTTTTTGCTTGGAATACTGCAGCAGTAACATAGTTGTTGTTTGTGATATAAGATTTTACACCAAATTCATAGTTGTCTGATTGACTAGGTTTCAAAGTAGTATTAGGTTTTGTTGTTGCAACAGCAGTAGAAAATTGTGTTTCTACAAAAGTTGGAAGTTCCATGCCTTTGCCATAACTTGCATACAAACTTGTTTTTGGTTGTACTTTCCAAACTAAACCAACAGTAGGCAATACACCATTATACTTCATACTTCCACTGTTATCACCACCGTTTGCAACAGTAGTCAAATGGTCAATATAATCCATATTCATGTCAACATTACGAACACCCATGTGAAAGTCAAGTTTATCGGTTAGTCCTAAACGACCTTGAACATACTCGCTAACAACACTGGCTTGTTGATTAACACTTCTAGTCAAAGTACTACCATCAGATTGTACACCAAGTGTCATCCATTTGCCGTTTGTAACAAATTCATTTTGTGTTTGTGATGCAACACCAAATGTTAAATCATATTTTTTAGTACCAATTGTTCCTGAATGGTCAATACGTGCTTCGGTACCCCAGAATTCTTTTGAGTTTTTCAAAAGCCCATCTGTTGTTCTAGCCAAAGTATTGCTTTCGGTTGTTGGACTTAGTTGTTCTTGGTTACGATTACCACCATATGCAGTAACAACAAGAATGTCATTTGATGTGATTGCATGAGTGACACGCATATTCATATCATTTTGGTCAACATTTTTCCAACTGTTGATATTGTAAACTGATGGATCTACACTATAAGGATTAGTTTGTAAACGTGACAATGTGATACCACCATTTCCATTACCATAATCTTGACCACTTTGTTTATAAAGATTTGCACCAATCTCAACGTTGGTGTATTCTGACATATCTACCCACAACTTGGCAGTAGTTTGGTCACGATTAAAATGTGAAAAGTCACGATAACCATCAGTTGTTAATTGTGATTGATTAATCAAATATTTGACATTGTTTGATACGCCAGTATATTTGATATTTTGTTGTTTTGTAGCAAAACTTCCACTAACGACACCATAAGAGATTTCATCTTTGGTTGGAATTTCAGTGAACATTTGTACAACACCACTGGAACTTGTACCATATAAACTACTGAATGGTCCACGCATAACTTCAACTTTATCAATAGTATTCATATCAACAAGTGATGTTAGACCAATTGAATCAGCTGTACTAACTGGAATTCCATCACGGTAAAGTTGAACTCCACGACTAGCAAAAGAGGCTTTTGCACCAAAACCTCTTGTCATCAATTTAATGTCAGTACCTGTTGTATCAACCACTTGCATACCTGGTACTCTACTCAATACATCAGCTGGTGTTAGTTTCAACCCAATTGATGGTACTTCATATTTACCAATGGATGCTGGTGCATCTAGAGTATACGATCCATAACGTGTTGCCGTAACAACAACTGGATCCAATGTTTGTTCGGCTGCATGACCAAAAACTGGCAATAACAAAGCCATGATTAAATTTTTCTTCATTCACTTCTCCTGATAAAAATTAAACAATTTTATTGTTTTGTATATAGGTTTTCACCTGTTCTATTCTGTTAAGAATATCTTCTTCGGATGTTCCACGACAAACAAAAGTTTTTGTTTTTGCATTTGGACTGTTTGAAAATACCCATGCATCAGTGGTGTAAATTCCTAAAGTCTTTGCATAATCTATTGTTTGTTGTATGTCAGATTCAATCAAAAAATCCACCAAACATGTATAACCAGTTAGTGGCATTTTTATATCTGGCTGTAAATCATACATAAATTTTATTTTGTCAGCAAATTCTTCACGGGATACTACATTTTCATTTAAATGAAAACCTCTTTGAAAATTATAATTGAAATCTAATAAGTATGATTTATTATTTTCATCTAACATAAATTGACATGCAAAAGGTGTATTTCTTATATTATAAAAATCCACAAGTTTTTGTAATTGTGCATATATTTCAAATTTATCAGTAGTATCTTCTAAGTTTCTTAAACTGCCTGCTCTTAAATATCGGTTAGGATATGTTATATCATCAACATCATTTAATGGATTAAAAGCTAATTTAGTTCTTGCAATACCATCTTTATAAATTTCGCCTTGGCCATTTATCAAACCTGCAACAAAATATTGATGTGTAAAACCATCTGATTCAGGTAAAAAAGCCCTTTGTATAATATGTTTTTTTGAAATCGAAATACCTACTTCATCAATACTAAAAAAATTAGGACATTCTTGATTTATATCACTCAATAATTCTGTTTTTGATGTATATGTTTTATATACAAATGTATATGGTGTTATTTGTGCTGCACTTTCACTTGGTTTAATAAAAATGTTATTCTCTGAAAAATTCAGAATAGTATTTTCATCTTCAATGATATATGATGGTATAATATTAATTCCAGCATTTTGGCATTCATCCATCATTTTGTCTTTAACTATTAAATTTAAGTTGATGTTAGTTAAAAACTTTTTAGGTAAATTTGAATAAAAATAATAAAAATTATTTTTTCCAAAATATACAAAATCACCATCACCTAAATTATTTAACGAAAACACAACATTCATTCCAGCCAAATTAAAAGCTTCCATTAATGGAGTTTTAATTTCTGTTGGCATTGGTGGCAAATAAATTTTCATTTTTAGTCTCTACTTAAAAGTATGTATTTCTTAATTTTTCCCGATGCAGTTCTCGGTAATGAATCTACCATTTTGATGGTATAAGGTCTTTTAAACATAGTATTATGTGTTTTGAATCTTTCAAGAATGTTCACATATTCTTGTTTCTTGTCATAACCATCCTTCAAAACCACGAATATTTCTATTCTACTCAGTCCATATTTATTATCACCAGAAACGACAGCCGCCTCTAAAATAGAATTCACCTCATATAAGTCTTTCTCCAAACCAGTCAATGATACATACAAACCATTGATTTTAATACAATCATTACGTCTTCCACGATGTATAAACTGGTCATTTTTGACCTGATACATATCATTCGTTTTAATCCAACCATCTCTAAATGTGTAATTTGTTGCTGGTGCATCATCATAATAGTTTGTTGAAGCAAATTCACTTCTTACAAACAATTCACCAATTTCACCTGTAGAAACTTCTACACCATATTCATCAACAAGTTTAACATCTACACCTTCAACTGGTTTACCAGTAACACCATAAACAACCTCATCTATTCTGGTTGTCAATGCAAAACCAAGTAACTCAGTTGAACCAATTGCATCGAGTATATCACAACCATACCTATTTGTAAAGTCTTCCCCAACTTTTTTTGGTAAAGATTCACCAGCTGACAAACAGATTCTCAAAGAACCAAAATCATAATTTCTGGTAGTATTCAACAATGATGTAAAGTGTCTTGGTACACCACAAAAAATACTAACTTTGCCATTTTCAATATGACTAACAATTTTTTCCGGTGTCGGCAGTTCTGGTTCTAAAATAACGGTTGCACCGTAAGTTAATGGTATTGAAAGTGAATTACCTAAGCCATAGGCATGGGTCATCTTAGCTGCGGAAAAAACCACATCATCTTTGGTAATTTGTAAGATTTTACCATATTGTAGACCGGTACCACAAATACTTTCGTGTGAATGTATTACGAGTTTGGTTTGACCAGTGGTACCAGATGTACATAGAATAAATGCACCATCAGTTTCATAATCGACTTGAATCTTTTTAGTGATATCATCTATATCATTTTGTGACATAGAACTATTGACTAATACTGGTATTACACCAACGTATAAAAAACCAAGAAAGTTTACAACAAACTCAATCGAATCTTTCTTTGAAAGAATAACTCTGTCTGATTTTTTTTGGCCAAGTTTTAGAAGTGATTGACCAAATTCTTTTGCATTTGAATATAACTGACCATATGTTATAGTTTTTCCATTCTCTATAAAGGCAATCTTGTCAATTACATTTAATTCTTTTGCAATTTCTTCTAAATGTGTTAAACAATTATAATTCTTTTTCATCTCGGTTTTCCATAACTAAACATGCACCATTTTCACCAGTTTCAATTTCAACAGTGTCATTATATTTCATTCTCATTCTATTCAACAAAGACAATTCAACACCATTCACAAAAACTTCTTCTTTGAAACAAAATATAATTTTTCTTCTGTTTGAAGATTTTATTATTTTTTTTTCGTTTGAACCAATAAACTCAAAATCAAATTGTGGTTTACCAGATAATGGATTTATATGAATCATCATAACACCATTAGGTCCTGCTGTGTCATGTGTGGTTATATTTTGTAAATGTTCAAGATTTACAAAATCACCTGATTTTATATGTAGTACATCCTCATCTTTTGTATCACGATTCAGTCCGCAAGCACGAAAAGCTGGCCAACAAGTATATTCTCCAGAAACCACATAGACAGCCTGACTGAAAGTGCCGGAATTTCTATTAGGATGGTTGTATCTTAAATTTGGTGGTTGATAACAAAGACAAAGAACAACATCTTTTGTTTTTAAAGAATGTTGCAATTTACCTGTCACATCAACATATTTTGGAATTTCATACAACATTATAAATTATTTAAGTAATGATAAAATAAAGATTCGTATTCAGAGTCTGTTAAATTTTCTTTTTTTAATCCAGGAACTGCCTTTTGATTTACTTCATCTTTATGTACAATATTGTAATGTATACCTTCTGGCACAACAAGTTTTGCAAATTCATCAATATTTTCGATATTTTCATTTGCAAAATTATAAATTGGTCGTTTTGTTTCTATGGACCAATATACAACAACCAAATCTTTTATTTCACTACTCATTATGTAAATAAATTTTGTACAAGTCCGCCAGCGGCCGATGGATCATTTACTCCAACAAATGGATTTGCTGTCTGAATTGAATTTGTAATACCAGTAGTTGTTACTGTTTCGGATGAAAAAGATAATGAATAAAATGTTTGAGCATTCAAACTACCCAAATAATAACCTTTTTGTAAAGTTGGATCAGTAATGCCTTTCCAGGTACATGCGGTTACTTCACCTAGGATTCCAGTAGAATAACCAACAAGTGTAGAACCACCAGTAAAAGTTGAATGAGTATTTGTTGCAATGGTGTATTTGTTACCATACTGAGAACCTGCGGATGATATATTGTACATCCAATAATAAAGTGCAGTTTTACTTTGACATTGACCCGCTGTCACATAAGTTGATGCCCAACTACCGTTAGTTATTGCTGAATAAGTGTCGGTGGAAAATAATAAACTATAAGATGAATTAAATGTAACATAAAATCCATATCCTTTTGTTGAATCATAAGCTGATAAAGCTTCTTTAGAATTTATGCCATTACCTGCAGCGGCCGAAGTTAATGATACTGATCCTGGAATAGAAGTTGTAGTACTTATTGCATAGGTAGAAAAATTAATTTTTTGTGTTAAACTAGAACCTGCCCCAGCTGTGGTAAATGTAAAACTTCCAGAAGAATAACCATTTGTTGATGATGAAAATGAACTACCATATGCTACATACCCAAAAGTTGTTGCTGGATTGTTTAGTGTGGAAGTTGCAAAATTAACACCCCATATCTCCGCAGTTTTATCTCCAGCACCTAGCAATGACCGGCCACCCATAAGCAAACCAACTGTGCTAGATTCTACCCCATACGATCCCAACACCAAGGTACTTAAACTTGCGACACCTGAAGTAAATGTGTTTGTTGAAAAAGTTAATTTTGCCAATGAATCTGCATAACCAAGGTTACCGCCCGAATTATAATAACCAGCTGTGTAAACGAATCCATAACCAAGTCTATTACTTCTACCATAAAAATTACTTAAAGAAATTGCACCAGATGCAACACCGGCTAAAGTTCTAAGACCAGCATCATTCATACTAGATGTTGCGGCCGCAGACAACCCAAGTTCTAAATTAATAGATTGACCAACAGTAGAACCGCCTATGCTTATTTGACCTGATGCATTTAATGCCATTTTTATTTTCTCTTTTTAATTAATATGTGCGATATAAGCTTTTCTTCTTTCTGAAGTTTCATCTTTATCAACTTTTATTTGATTGGTCATAGATAACCTCAAAGCATTTAATGTTTCATTATCTAATAATTCAATTTGTGCAATCTTTTCTTTATAATCTTCTAATGCACGAATATCTTCATTCATGTTAATTATGCCTTCAACAGCTCCAGTAACACCTCTAGCTTGTCTTTCTAAACTTTGAGTAAAATAATTTTGTTCAGCAATCTCAAATTGTTCTCTAGTGAACTTTGGAAGTTTTTTAAATTCACTATACAAAACATTCAATTCACATATGATATCATTAATTGTTTTTTTATGATAATTTTCGCCTGTCGAATCTCTTAAAATTTCCAACTCCAAAATTTGTTTTTCGAATTTATCAGTAGTGGTATTTAATAATTCTTTCTTTTGTTCGAGTTGAATTTGTCCAATTTTGTAACCAATTATAGAATTACGTAAAGAATTGAGTACGCTTAACATTTGTAATCCTATAGCTCTATATGCACGTTCAGGTGTTATTCCTGCTGCTACGACAAAAGTTTTTGTTTGATATGCTGTGTTACCAAAAGGAATGTCATAAAAACTATCCTCTATTTCCGATATAACACTTTCAACACTACTTAAATTTTCAACATCAATTTGCAAAGATTTATTATCACTCATATTTTCACCTTTTTTTATTTGTTTAACGATACACTCAAAGAAATTCTATCCAATTCAATATTTTCCACACCATGAAGAACACTAACATTCAGTTCATGCCACGCACTTTTTGGAATAACAATTGACTCTATTATACTATTTATATCTTGTGATTCATAGAAACATGTAGTTGGACCAGGTTCTGTCAATAGATAATTCCATGCGGTACTTCTGGAATCAGTATAATATTTCTTTTCTTGTTTTAAATTACTCTCATGTCTTAGGTCACCATAAGAATTGCCTTTATCAACATGAGGTAAAAGTGTATTTCCACCATAACTTCTCTGCACACCAACTCTGGCAGATAAATCATTAATGATTTTGTTATCTAGTAACCATTCTTTTACAATTTCTGGTGCATCAAATACTTCAAAAATACATTGTTTTTTAAAAACCATTTCACCTTTATACATCATTTGCCGTTCAAAAGTCCAGTTACCACCATTTAAACGGCCCAAATCGAACAAGAAAAATTCTTTCCTATTCAACTGATCCAAACATTCCTGTTCCAATTCTGGTGGTAATACAGGTAAATCTAGAAATCTATAATTTATACCATCTTCAAGTTTCATTTTTAACCTTATAATAATATTTTTCATCATACTTAGTTGCTAGCCACTCATACAAATAATAAAATAAAGTATGTGCGATAAAAACAACTATAGCAAACTGAGCAGCTTTCTTTCCATCACCTAATAGTATATACAGAAGCACAGTATTCATTGAAACCGATAAAATTCTATACAAAACTGTTTTTGTAACAAGATAGAGGGTTGTTTTTTGTTTTTCCATAATTAAATTCCTAATTTATCACAAGCCACAATAAAAGACTTGACCAGAGATGAACGAACAATATCATCCGGGGTGAACGTAATTTCAGTAAATTCGTCCATAATTCTAGCCACATTCAGAAATTCTTGTAGGCCGGATACGTCATATTTAGACTTCAATAAATCGTTCTGTTTGAGGTCACCAACAAAGATAATCTTGGAACGATGGCCAACACGTGAGATAACCGATGACAGTTCATGGAAAGTCATAGACTGTGCCTCGTCAACCACAATAATCGCATCATCAATAGAGATACCACGAATTGCAGTAGTTGAAATGAA